CGTTGCGATTCAACACTTGCCCGTGTGCTGTGGGCAATTGTAGGTCTTCGGGCTGTTGCTGATCCATACGCATTTTCTTCAATTGTAAATCAATTACCTTGAGTTTTTTATTCATCTTGGCAGTTTTAGCAGTGATAGCATGCCCTAACATTGTGCCTGCTACATTGAAAATCTCACTGGCAAATCGACTGTCGACTTGAAACCCAAGGTCCATCAAATCCTTGTATGTACCTGTGGCCAATCCTGCTAATTCATCCATTTCTTGATCAGTGGCATCAAGTCCACGTACCATCGGGAGAGCATTGTCAATTTTATCAATTGTTTCATCTAATTCAGCTAGATGCAATTTATTTTCTGCTATGGTAGGGATTACCGAGTTATTTTTTTCTGTAGAGGGTAAATCAAACAGTTCTTCTAATTTCTTCATCCTGTATTTAGTGAACAGTTTTGGTTGTGCCAACGATCTAGGTTTGATTTACCACCTACTATTTTACCACAGTTATAACACGTATACTTTGGTTTATCTATTCCAATTTGAGACTTGCTCTTTTTTTGATTCCATTCAGATTTTTGCTCAACTCCAAAGTTAGGATTTTTTGAACCTTGTTTAACTAGCGATTGTTTTTGTATCGTATTTTTTGTGTGTTTCTTCCCTAACCAATGTTTAGTTACTTTAGGAATTCCTTTATAAGATTCTGACAGTTGTTTTTTTAAAAAAGCATAGGTATGAGAACAAGGAGCATGTCTAGGACGTCCGTCAATATGAGTCATTTGCCAGGCGGCATATGCCATACTTCTCCGGTGTAATCCAGTGGTCATTTTTGTAAGTAATAAGTGACATACAAAATGTTCCCGTGCAGTTAAACAAACAAGATTTTCTTTTGAATTATCACCACCAAGGGATTGAGGAATAATGTGATGTTTTTCTGTATAGATGTCTGCTGATAACACTCTTGCCTGTGCTTGTTGAATGATATTGTTATACCAGATGGTATATTTGTTGGGTAAATACATAGCTGATGTCCTTCACGACATTAGAGTAGTTGGGAACGCTAATTCCGCGAACTACACCTTTATTTACCTTCAGCCGCGACCGTTGGCAAACATATCGTTTTCGGTGATCACTCTAAATGCAAGCCCTTGACGAGCACACCACTTCTGGGCGGCCGACCATTTGGCATAATTAATTGCCACCACAGCACGGTCTCTTGAGCTCATTTTTGATTCAATTATACTTTGCTTTTTGGGTTTTATCTCAATCAACTCTGCATGCACAGTATTATTTTTACTGCGGTAAGTGATCAGAAAGTCCGGCACATAGTTGCTTTTTTTGCCGGTTATGGGATTCATGTAAGGGATGGCAATACTCTCACTGGCCCATTGTAGCACATTGTCATTGGTGTCACAAAATCGCATGAACGAATGTTCCCACCCGGATCTATAGCGTGGAGAACCACGTCCCACATATTTAGAAGGATTGATCACTGTGTACGGCCCTTGGGCCCAGCGACTCATTGCAATATCAACCGAGCAGCGTATTGGTTGGGAGTTGAACTGGCATTGACTCCCAACAATGTGGCTCGGCTGCGTATGGAGTTAAGGTAGTATGCAAGACTTGCGGTGAGTGTTATTCCTGTTTGGCCTTTCATTGCATCTAACAATGTCAATGCCGGAACGTTGGTGTCTTGTGCCACTCTAAATAAACTCACAGTAAAATTACCAGCAGCCCGAGTTGTGGACATCACACTGCGAAAGTATGAGTATACAATGTCGTATTCGTCTGCTGGCACGTTGACATCATAATTGTAAAAATTGTCAAACACTCTAACTGTTAGGTCTTTGTTCGGATTGGCGTAGTTCACTGTGCTCATGATACATTACCTCTACTGATGCTATATTCTGTCTGCACAATAGGGGGAGTAGGAAAAAAGAATCCTGATGATTTTCCAGCCACGGCTCTCACAGCGCCCGGCACTGTGCCACCCACAATGGTTGGTATTCCCAGGGCAAGACCACTGTTAACAGCAGTGCTGGCCAATGATTTATTTTTGTAAGTGTTGTAAGCGGTGGTGCCTTGTTGAGTGGCCCCAATCAACCCCAATACTGATCCTGCTTGTAAATCTGATCTCATGGGTCGGGACCAGTATATAGTTGACTGCCTTGACCAGTTATGGTATCAGTTGATGCTCGATTTCTTGCCAATGGACTGAGTGTGTCGTCATAGTGGGCCGGATCGGCAAATCCTGGTACATCGCTGTTAGGAGAACCAATCATGTATTTGACTGTTTCATATGCCACTGTCATGCTGTGTGTCATGGTTCCGTTGCCTTGACTGTAATCATACGTGTCATGCGAACATGCAGTGATCAATGGATTGATCAGTATGTATTCTGCGTAAGGTCGTTGATATTCAAATCCAAAAATACGTATGTCTGTAAAGAATGCCGGTTTACCATTGGCTCCATCCGAAATGCTTTCGCCAATATAACCCCAATCGTTTGCTCCGCCCATGCGATCTTGTTCGTAGATATCTCTTGCAGAGTATCCAAATCCGTTTTCTCTATTGGCCTGCTGACCAATTGTGCCATTAGTAGAATTGGTGTTTCCATAATTATAGGTTGGATCCTTGTAGTAATAACTGTAATAATTGTACCACATGTTACGTACCACGTCAGACGCATCGTCGTGAAAAGTTATGTTAACAGGGTCGTAGTTAATTTTAGTTTGAATAACCCGTTTGCGATTGTATTGATTTAGTGTTTCTGTAGTAACAGTGTATTTGGGCAAATCAATAGTCTTGACCAGTAAACTGATATTGTTTTGATCAGATAGTCCCATTGCTCCGCGCAGTTGTGGAATTTGTGCGGTATTCAAACTGAACACCACATGGAACAAGAATTTTAAGCGTGGTTTGAGAGCATAGCCAGCCGATTTAAATGTTCGGCTGGCATGATCATATATATGTAACCCTTGCCCTTTGTCAAATCCTTTATAGATCTGCTGGCCAAATGATGAAATAGATGCCATTAGCGACTATCCCAAGTACTTGTGTTACCCAGCGCCAGTTACTGTGCCGTCGGCTGTTCTGCCTCCAGAATCTGTTCCAACTCCTTCGCCGTCTCCCTGATTGGCATTATCATATGCAATAGTCAGTGCAATTGTTGCCACTGCACTTTCAGCATAACTCAACTGGCCATAGTCGGCAGACTTCAAATAACATCCAAACAGGTTCCACGTCTCTAATACTATAGGTTCAGCACCGCCATTGCCACCATCAAGTACTTCTATTGTTGTTGTAAATTTATAGTCAATACCAGAAGGGGCACTGGCCATTTCCATAAAGTCCATTTGTTTCTGCAACTGTTCTCCAACCAGTTTGGTAACTGCGCCAGTGGCATCATCACGGATTTCACATGCGACATCAGCCCAGGTTGGTTTGCCGGCCAATTTGAGAGTGGTGTTGTAAATTGGTATGGTTATGTCTTCAAAACTCAGATTGGGCCGATTTACAGTCATCACCTGTTTGGTGAGCTCTACTGTTTCGCCGCCTATTCCAAAATTTTCAAAAAACACACGGAATCTGTATTTTAGTTTGGGCATGAGCAGAGCCGAGCTGGCTCCATTTGCCGGAACTGTCATGTTGTTTAGTGATGCGCTTGACATATTATCATTATCTCCTGTTACATTTATTTATCTAAATTGATGGGTGCAAAATCACCCATCAATTTTGTTAGGCAGACAGCCCTGCTATTTCACCGGTATTTTTAATACGCAATGGAATATAGATAAATTCCACGGCTTTTACTGGTTCAATTGCAATGTCCACCCACATTTCGTTACGATCGATACGTGCAGGAGTGTTGTTGCTCAAGTCGCATACTACCAAATAATCATAGATAGCACGTTTGGCCTGTAAATCAATCATCAGGCTGTTGACTGTGTTGGTCATTTCTGCTCGAGTGATAGTATCATTAGGCTCAAACAAATATAACTTGCCAATTTCTTCAAGTCTACCACGCAAGAATGCAACCAGTCTTGCCACGTTGATACGATCCAATGCACTGGTAATGGCAGTGGTAGTTTTGTTACCAAAGTTGGTTATACCCACACCTGGAATGAATGTGATTGGATTGATATCATTTTCATACAACACATCACGCACACCTTGACCCACATTGATCTGTTGGAATTCGCCCGACTGTGAATCAATATAGCCAATGGCAATGGCATTGTCAACCACACCTCGACGTGTGCCAGCTGGTGCAAACCATGGATAGCTCACAGCATCACTGCGAATAATGGTACGCATCATCATGTGACTTGGTGCAGTTACCACAGGATTGCCACTTAGGTCTGTGGTCTGGCAACTGGGATAGAATGTGGCCATATACTGGCTGGCATTGACCAATCCGTCTTCGTTGTCAAAACCCAATCCTCCATTGTTGGTAGCCCAGGCAGTGAGTGCAGTACCAGTGTTAGGCAGTCTCATAGGAGTGTCACCAACCACAAACAATGTGTTGTTACGTTCGTTGCTTAGAGCAACCATGTTGGGCATCAACTCAGGATAGGCAGTGGCAGCAATCAACGAAAACTGTGCTTGTTCTTCTCTTGCAGCAAGACTGGTGTCAATACCAGATTTCATTGCTTGCACAACCAGCTGACGCTGTGCCCAATGTCCGCTCCACATGGCTCCATTGTCTCTGTTGCCAGATGCAGTTAACCAAGTGCTGGTTACAGATGGCAATGTATCATCAGGATAGTCAGCGGAATTAAAGTAATCACTTTGATAACTCTTGACATTATAACCTGATCGACGTGTGTTGAACAACAACATGCCCTGGGGATACAGGGCAGGATCTGGTGCATCTAAATCAAGATAATCACTGGTCAACAAGCTGACAATGGTAGGAAATGCACCAGTTATTGGATCTGTAGTTCCATTTGGCGCCCATCTTGCATCGGCAAATAAAATGCCGTTTTGCGTGGCCTGGTCAGAGGTATCAATCTCCACCCACTGATCCACACCTGACACCACATCCCAACGATTGAGTTTGGGATAGTTATCTAAATCACTGGTATCAATCCACAGATCACCATATACCAATGCTGACAATGCTGCATCAGTTTGTGTGGTAGGTGCGGTAGCAGCAACAATTGGACCGTCGGCGTTGGTATCACTGAGATCAAATCCTCGCACATCGTTGGTACAATTCTGATAGCCCACCCAGTCGCCGTTGTTTTGTATCATGATGTCAGCGTCACTCACGCTGCTGTAATACCACAGACGACCATCTGCTGGATCTTGATCTGGAGCCACACTGCTGGCAGTGTAGGTAAATGTCGGGGTCCCAACCCAGTTGCTCAATACCAGCGCATTAGTGGTAATGCTGGATGCACGAACTCCGGTGGTTGCAGTGGTGAACCCAGCAGTGGTCACTGGAGTTCCAGTCACATTCAACAGCGTGATATCACCACCTTGGCTGTGAGTAAACACTATGGCTCCGGCAGAATTAACACTGGCGCTCACATACGGAACATTTGCTGAACTCACTGCTGTGATAAACGCAGCAACTGTTGTGCTGGCCAAAGTGGCTGTGCCAGTATTCAAAGTAGATTGGCCAGCTTCGGTAGCAGATATTGTAAAACTATTTGCCGAAATAAACGGGCCAGGTGTGGTATCACTGCCGGTAATCACTGTGGCACCAAGAGCAACTCTTTCTACAATATCAAACGAAAATCTCTCAGGCAGAGAGGCTGGAACTCCGGCATAGTATTCCACAAAAGTTGTGCCTACCGGAATGGTGCTGCCGCCATTTATAGGATCTAATGCATAGATTGCAGCAGCGCCGGACAAATATGCCGGGCAGGCTTGAGACACAAACGATGCCAAGGCTGAACTGTATTTTTTAACCTTGAGACTCAATCCATTGTTGGCTGGACTGAGATTTTGCCAAATTGATCCAGTTGGGGCAGGTGCTGTTTGTCCTGCCGCCCAACGTGGTGCTTGGTAACTGTAGGCAGCCAAATATTGCGGTGCAAGATATATGCCTGCGGTGATTCCCAATGCAGTTAACAATGCAGCGCCGCTGGAAAGGCCAGCCTCAATACTGATCATACCATTGTCCGACGTCGTGCTGCCGTCATTGCTGGCAGTTGAGTTGGCATACAGTGTTAACTTGCCAGACACAGCAGCGGCTGTGACTCCAGTGATGCCAGCAGAAACAATGGCTGCTGCTAGTCCGGTCACAGTGTTTGATGCAGATGCTGGCACATACACTTCGGTATCGTTGATGTTGATACTTGCACCGGCAGTCAAACTGCTGGGTGTTGCTGTGCCAGTGAGAGTGGGCCATGATGTTTTCCAGGAGTCTAGACCAATTCTTACCCAGTTATTGCTTGAATTTTTATAATAACCTGGATTCCAGTAGGCAATAGTGCTCACTGCGTAGTCACCAATACTGCCAATTGTTGACAGCGGTGTGTAATTTTCAGCGTCAGCGTCAACCACATCGTCGGGATCAGTGATTTGAATTGGAGTTTTTACAGTGAATGTGTTTGTTTCTTGATCAAATTCTTGAATGCCCCACACACTGGTGCTGGTATCCAACCAATAGTCACCATTGCTAGGAGCTCCAGTTGGTCTAACCAGGGTTGCAGTCAACTCTGTTAGATCAATATCCACACGTTGTACATAACAACGATTGCTAATGCCCAATGATGAATAAGCTGCAAGCAATCCGTATTCGTTAAGTTCATAACCATTGATTGGTGTACCAGTGGTTGTTTGATAGAAGAAAGGTACTCCATATGTGGCAGCCAAGTCTCGTTGACTGGTGATTAAATAAGTTTTATTGGCATTGGCCACCAATGTTCCAGCAGCAATGGTCAGCCCATCGGTGCTTACTTTATTTTGTGCAGTGGCAATTAAAAAATACGGTACTGTGTTTACAGCAGAAGGGATGTATTGACTTTCGTCAATGACTGTTACTTCTACGCCTGGTGATACTAGAGCCATGATCAATTCCTTTTCAAGTTACAATATTTATGTATATTGAGCAAAAAGGTGATGTTACGGTGCCCTTTGCAAAGGTCCAGTGGCTAAATACCGTATGAGACCCATTTGCCAATCTTGCAATCAACGCCCATGTGCAATAAACTACATAAGAGACACTGTCACACACTACCGCAGTCGCTGCGAAACATGTGTTAGAAAAAAACGCGGAATACCATCGAGAAAACCAAGATGGGCCCGAGCAGGATTTAAAAAGAAAATGACCTGTGACAAGTGCCAGTTCAAAGCACGTTACTCCAGCCAAATTTTAGTATACCACGTGGATGGTGACTTGAACAATACTGGAGTAAAAAATCTAAAGTGTGTTTGTCGAAATTGTGTTGAAGAAATACACAAAGGGCTGTTGCCCTGGCTGCCCGGTGATCTACAAGTTGACGGATAGTAACATGTTCATCAATTCAATGGTATTGCGCCGGAGATCCGCCACAGTACCGTTGTTGTCAACCACATAATCGGCCATCCAGATTTCTAACGTCATGCTGGATTTATCTTCTACAGGCAAATGATCGCTGCGATCAACCCAGATGGCATGATCAAACACACAGGTGTTTCGCATGGCATGAAATTCTGATTTGTTACGCAAACCACAATATATGCTATTCTCGGCAAAGATTTCACGGCCCAATCTTGCATAATCATCTTTACAGTAATCATGGATCATGTCATACCATTCTGCTCGGTGATTGTGACGATCTATAAAACATTCCTCGTATGTGCTGTATCCATATTTGAGTTTGAGTTCGTTATATATAAATCGCTCGGCACAAAAATCTGAACTTGAACGAAAACTGTAACCAAATTCTTCACGCAAAATGTCACATACGGTGTCTTTGCCATGACGAGCATTGCCAATGATTAGCAATTTTGGAAGTGTCATTTGAGTGAGGTTACCTTAAGATGATCTAGTGTGCGTTGTAGCATGCCAATTTGTCTGCGGCAATCTTCCAACGCATGGTGACTGGTGGGTGGAATAGGTTGATCAGGCCATAAGCTAAACACAGTGCGACTATCACGCACCATGTAGTATTTCCAGGGCAAGGGTTTGTGATAACTCTTGTAGGCATGCTCAAGTATAGTACAATCAAAAGTTGGTCCTTGACACCATAAAAATTTACTGGTCCAAATTAACTTACCTAGTTCGTCAAGGGCCTGATCTAACGGCACACGATCTTTTTCGTTAAAGGCTTCTTCTCTGACTTGTACTGATTGAGTTGCCCACCAATCCATTGTGCTATCATCAATGGTTCTAGTTTCCTGGCTTTCTAGAGAAACTCTAGCATAGTAGTGTTTGGGATAGTATCCAGTTCCAAAAGGATCAAATGTTTGGGCTGCAATAGTTAAGATAGTAGCCGCCGGTGCTACTCCAATGGTTTCGATGTCAATCATTAAATCTGCCATACTGCAAGTATAACAGAATATCAATAACGTGTCTACTGGGTGTTAACCAATTACCCAGGTCAAGGGCTGCGAGGCATCAACATACATGGTAAGTTGTATTAGCAAGGCATCCATTTCAACTTTGGCTTCGCTTTTCATGGCTGCGCCGTTTAGTGTGCCGCCGCCCTGTGGGCCGGCAATGCTGCCAAATTTCTCACGTGCTTCTCCCACAATCATCTTGCAGTTTGCAACCATGTAATCTTTGATCCATTGCTGTATTTGGAAATCACCCAACAGATTGATTTCGGGTTTGAGATTGTAACTCCACAACAACACATTTTCGCCAGTGCCTTTTGGGTCTCTGATCAGCTGTAGTTTTTTGGTAACAGGATTAAACGTATAGTTCATGTAGCCGCCGAACATACGTGCAGCCAATTCAACATATTGGCTGTAGAAGTCATAGGTGGCAAGACCGCCTGCCACATTGAAGTTCATCAAATAAACGTTCAAGCTGGCTTGTGCGAATGGGTCAAAGTTTGACGCATACGGGCCAGTGGCATCGCCGAATGTTCTACGAAAAATCTGCCGCACACTTACAATTTCTTGCGGCAGACTATAGATATTCACATCCTTGACCAACTCTAAAAAACTATAGCTTTCTTCATAGGCATTGCTGGCACGTTGGCGGTATGTGCCAACTGTTTTTTGATATGCTGCCTCGTAGTGAGCTGGGTCCAACTCAATGTCAATGATCTGATCACCAAGTTGGAGTTTCACATATTCTATTAAATTTTGCTTGAGTATGTCAAGTGAGTTTTGTTGCTGTTCTGCCATTGGGGACTCCATCCCCGTTATTTACCAAGATTTTAGAACAAGCAAGTTCTCTGTGCCGCGACCGTTGAATGCTGTTTCTGTAGTGGTCAAGTCTTTGTACAGCTTGCGTGCCGCTGGCTTGCCTGCTGCCTGCATGGCTCGGATCACTTCTGCAGGTTTGCGCACAGTCTTTTGCTGGCTTTCCGCAGTGTTAAATCCAATAATTGAATTGGATTTTATAGTGAATGCTCCCACGTGACTGTCTGCTACCACGTGTATCAGTTTGCGTTTCTTGCTGTCATACAGCCAGGCTTCTGTCTTGTCCACTAGACTGGCCGGCGGCAATGATTTGAGTTTTAGTTCTGCAAAGTCTGCAAGAAACTTGAATTTAGCGGCTCGTTTTTCCGGTGCCACTACCTTGATTTTGCGTGGTTTGCGTTCGACCTTTTTAATCTGTACATAGGCCCCGCAGTCATTGACCACAGTCTCACAAAACTTCACTGCATTACGCACTTGAATTTTAGTGAGATTTGAATATGCCTCAACCATCTGAGCATCTTTGCCTGCCAACACGGTTTGGTATTCTTTCAGCTTGTTTTTCCAAATGTTAGATATGTAGGAGATCATCTGTGGTGCTACATTTTTACCACGAATCACTGTGATTGGCTTGTAATCTGCAGACATCTTTGCCCCGGATATCACAAACTCGTCAAACATGCCGTCAATCTCTCCGGCACATTCTGACACCTTTTCACGCAGACGATCTTGAATGCTGAGTTTGGCCACCCCAGAGTTGTCTTCAACTGCTGCAGGAGTATCTTGCTTGGATGCCAATACTTCGGTAATCAAGTTATCCAATTTAATTTGTTCGTGCTCGTTGAGCTCCAGCCCCACCATGCTCATACGGCACAGCCAGCCAGTGGTCAGCCGTATGCTTGAATCAGGCACTGACTTCAATGTACGAACGTCGGCTTTGCGATCATGTGTTTCCAAATAGGAAACAATCATGTCACGTGCATCCTTTTTGCCATAAAAGTAATTGTACCACGAAAATGCCCGGCTCACTGCACTAATACGATTGTGAATCGGTTGAACTCTCCAATCTGGTTCCATGCCCAATACATTGGTATCGGCACTGCGTGGATTTAGAGGTTTAACTGTTTTAACAGTGATGTTAACTGGTTTAACCAGTTTGGTAGATTTAGTAGATTTAGTTGCGATCATAATTATTCCTTACTTAGTTTTGAACAAGTGTTTTATAGCTCAATTGCTCTGCGGAACACAATTTCCTGCCGGGCAAAGGCCTGTATCTCCCAGGGTTGATCTAGGTAAGGGTACTTGCTAGGATAGAACTTGCCCTTCCATTTCTTGCCCTTGGGCAAGGTCTGCAAGGTGCCATTGGCAAATTGTGCCACATGGGTAAGCTCGTGTGCCAAAGTAATCCCTAAATTTAACAGGGCCCGAGTGGGTTTAAGCACTACCAAAAAGGTGTCAATTCCTAACAACGGTATGGTACTGCCCAACTCCTCAAGTTCCCGGTCTACCTTGATCATGAGCAATCGACGACTGCGGTCAAGTCCCAGTTGAGTCATCATGCTGGGCAAAATGGCTTCAATATAACGCCGGGTTTTGGGCCTGGCTTCAATATAATATTCCATGTGAGCCTTTTAATTACTATACAAGTATTATAGCAGAATGGGAATTATTGGTCAACCTTGCTTTAATCTGGCATAAATCAGGTGTTGTTCTAGGTTTTTGAGCATCACCGCACATTCGTCGGCTATTGTTTGATAGCGTATGGTGGCACGATGCAGTCGATTGCATTCTACACCTTCCCGGGACAATGCAGTCAATTGCCGATCTACTACTTGGAGCATTTTGATTAAATCTTTTTTGATCACAGGATTCTTCAAAGTCATAATACTTGTGGACAAAGATTCGGCGTGCTGTAGCAGTGCTTGCATGAACTAATTATATAACCTTTTGAATTATGTGTCAACTGATCCATAAATATAACACTATGCCACGCCTTAGCCTCTACCGCCCTACACGAACTAGAGATTACCAATTTCTA